CTGCTGGACGATGAGGAAGACGAGGTGACGGACGATGTCGGAGCGTCGATTGTCTGAAATCGCCAAGGTCCTCCGCCAGCCGGAAGGCATCGTCGGCAGCGAGTTCACTCGAATCAACAAAGCCGCGCGTAAGGCCGGCATCCGTTTCGACTTGTGGCAGCAGGGCTTCTTGTGGCTTCTGTTCGCCAAGAACGCGGAAGGCAAGTATGCGTGTGGCGCGGACGGCGCCGTGCTGTCCAGCTGCAGGCAGATCGGCAAGACCTTCACCGTCGGCACCGCGTTGTTCCTCAAGGCGATACTCACACCGAACCTGAAAGCCATCTGGACCGCCCACCATACGCGCACCAGCGACGAGACATTCGCGGACATGTGCGAGATGGAGCACAATCCAGTGCTCGGCCGGTACGTGGAACGCATCCGCAGAGCAAACGGCCAACAGGAGATCACGTTCACGTCCGGCAGCCGCATCATGTTCGGCGCCCGCGAGAACGGTTTCGGCCGAGGATTGCACAGCGTGGACGTGGCCGTGTTCGACGAAGCGCAGATCCTCACAGTGCGCGCGATGGACAACATGATTCCGGTTTTGAACACGAGTCCTAACCCCCTGGTCGTGTATATGGGCAATCCACCCAAGCCGGGAGACCAGTGCGAGGCGTTCACGGAGAAACGCATGCACGCGCTGAACCATGACGGGAACCTCCTCTACGTGGAGCTTGCCGCCGACAAGGACGCGGATTCGGACGACCGCGAACAGTGGGCTAAAGCGAATCCCAGCTATCCGAAACGTACAAGCGAACAGGCAATCATGCGCATGCGCAACAACCTGTCGGACGATTCATTCCGTCGTGAGGCGCTTGGCATATGGGACGAGACCGCCACCGCGTACGCCATCAGTCCCGACCTGTGGCAGGCCGCGGCCATCGACGACGTGCCGGATGGAGGAACCGTGAGCTTCGGCATCGACATGCCTCCGGACAGGAGCGTGCTGACCATCGGAGCGGCGCTACGGTACGCGGACGGTTCGGCCATCATCCAGATGGCGAACATCAAGGACGCGCGGCAGGCGGGAACCATGTGGGCCGTGGACTGGCTCGCCGAACGCTGGCCGAAGACCGCCAGCGTGGTCATCGACGCGCAGTCGCCCGCCATGAGCCTACTGCCGGAACTGAAGAAAGCACATGTGAAGGTCACGGTCACGAACATGCAGGAGATGGGCCGAGCATGCGGCCGGTTCCTCGACATGCTCAAAGCCGGAACGCTCAAGCACCCGCGGGACGAATACCAGCCGCAGCTGTCCGTAGCCGTCAAGGGTGCGACCACGCGCCCATTGGGGCAGTCCGGCGCGATCGCCTGGAACAAACTCGGCAGTGATGTCGACATCACGCCGCTCGTGTCCACCACACTCGCCCTGTACGGGGCGTTCACGACGCTCCGACATCCCGGAAGACGACAGATCATCGGAGGAATCTAAATGAGCGACATCCAGACAACGGCAGCACCGGACGGGTGGAAACCTACGGGAGGAGCCGGAACGGTACCGAAACTCGTCGTGCCGACGCACATCGACGGACTCTCCGATGAGGAGAACACGCTGCTGCGCGAACTCGCCGAGGTATGGACGCGCCACGCGAGCCGCAACCGAACACTCACCGCCTACTACGAGGCCAAGGAGCCACTGGTTGATTTTGGACTGACTGTGCCGAAGTCCATCAAGGATCATTACACGCCGCTTGGGTGGGCACGCAAGGCTGTGGATATGCTCGCCGAGCTTTGCGTGTTCGAGGGATTCGTCTCGCCGGGCGTGGACGACCCGTTCGAACTGCAGGACTTCATGAGCCGCATCGGATTCACTAGCGTTCTGCAGCAGGCCATCCAGACTGCGCTCATTCACGGCTGTTCGTTCCTCAGCGTCGTCCAGGACTTCGAAGGAAGACCGCTCATCCGCACGCATACCGCGGAAAGCTCGGCCGCCGTCTGGGATTACCCTAACCGGCGGGTCAGGGCGTGCATGGCCATCACCGACGTCGACGACAACAACGAGGCCACCGGACTCGTGCTCTACATGCCCGACTGCAACATCAGCGTGCAGCGCCATCTCGGCTACTGGTGGCGCGTGGACGATGAGCAACCCACCATCGACAACGAGTGCAGCGTGTTCCGCCTCGCCTACAAGGCTACCGAGGTCAAACCGTTCGGACGATCCCGCATCAGCCGGGACGCTATGGCCATCATCGACGGCGCGAACCGCACCATCGTGCGCGCCGAAGCGAATGCCGAATTCTACGCGTTCCCAAAAATCCTGCTGACAGGCACTTCCGAAGAACTCGCCTCGTTGGGCACGGACGACGCGTTAAAGCTTTATATGGGTCGCTACAACATGATCAGCAAGGACATCGACGGGCAGTCCCCGACCGTGACGCAACTGGCCGCGTCCAGCATGGACCCGCACTTGACGATGCTGAAAAGCTGGGCCGCCATGTTCGCCAGCGCGATGAACATTCCCGCCAGCTCGCTCGGCATCGTGTCCGACGCGAACCCGACGTCCGCCGACGCGACCGAGGCGCAGCGCGAGGACCTGATCATCGAGGCGCGCCATTGCGATCGCGATTTCGGTGAATCGATCCTGCAGGCAGCCCGTCTTGTGGCACGGATACAGGATCCATCCGTGCCCGACGAGGAGCTGATGAAACTGCAGGTCGACTGGAAGAACCCGAACACGCCGTCGAGCTCCATGAGCGCCGACGCATTCAGCAAGCTCGCTGGAAGCATCGACTCGTTCGCCAACAGCGAGGTCGGCATGACACGCGCCGGATTGAGCCGAAGCGAGATCGTCCGGCTGAAGGCCGACCAGCGCAAGGCTCAAGCCGGTCAGGTACTCGATCAGATTCGAGGCATGCGCCAACAGACGGAGCAGCAGACCGATACGGCGGCGAGGGAAGGCGGTATGAATGAGCCCGAACAGTCTGAACCTGCCGCCGGAACGACGCAGAAGGCTTGAACTCGACCTCAATGATTTGTACGAGGATTACACGGACACCATGAGCCGCCTGCAGAAGGAGGCCGGCAACAGTGTCTCGGGCCTCGTCTGGGACGGTGAAAGCCAGGAGCTCATCAAAGCGGAGATCAACCGGTATGCCGACGCCGCCAGCAGGCTCGCATCCGACTACTACGGCCACGTACGCGACCTGTGGGCGCAGTACGGCGGAATCGATATGCCGGAATACGAGCCGCCTTCCATCACCGCCGACCGCGCGGTCTGGCAGATGGAAGGCGGTTTCAACAACACTGACTTCATGGGATTGCACTACAAGGATGTCATTCCAGATGAAAACGGAGCCGTTCACAACAACGCCGGAAGAACCATCGACGACCTGTGGCCCACGTTCGCTGACGAGGAGCAGGCGCTGGAATACGTGCAGAATCTGATTCAGACCGTCGGGCGGCTGACCATGCAGAGGGCTGTGGCCAACGATCCCACCAAGCCTCGCTGGGCGCGTGTGCCGCGAGGGGCTAAGACATGCGCGTTCTGCCTTATGCTCGCCTCGCGTGGCTTCGCCTACCTGAGCGAGGACACCGCCGGACGGCAGATGCAATACCATACGGACTGCGACTGCGACATCGTGCCAAGCTGGGGCAGCAGCAAACTCAAAGGATACGATCCGGACAAGTATCGTGAAATGTACCAGGCAGCCAAGGCTGCGGCCGGCGATGACGGCGACTGGCGTGACACGCTAGCCCAATTGAGACGCATCTATCACGATGAGGTCAATGATGGTGTGACTGCCCAACCGACGATTCGATGGAGCGGCAAATCGATTCCAATCAGTGCTTCCGAACTATCGAGATTGTCGGATTATAGCGTCAGGATGCCTGGAGATAGATTCTCCAACGACGAGAAG